CATGCATTGTTTGACTGTTGGAGACAAACAGTTGGAGTGCAAAATGTATATCGTAAACTCAACATACCACGGAAGTATTAATGAAAATAGGCTTTTGCTGTAAATGGCTAAATGATCCTAGCGAATGCAAAGGCATGAAAGTCAATGCTAAAGACAGAGATCTAAATGGTCGTTCAACCACTATGCGTTGGCTACGAGAACACAAAGACGAAGCTGAACAGCGACAGTGGGATATTATGAATCATAATGCACAAGCGGCCTTAAAAATGGTCGAACGTGTTGGTTCCTTACCTGAAGAACGTAGAATGGTTAGACTTGGTTCAGAAATGTTGCAAGGATACACTGAGCCTAGTTGGATTGAATGGTGGCAACAGTCACATATACAAAATCATTTGGCAAAAATATTTGCTCCTGTTGGAGAAGCATCTCGTAGACTTGGTGTTAAGATTAGTTTTCATCCTGGACAGTTTTGTGTATTAGCAAGTGATAGAGAAGATGTTGCTGAACGAAGCAGACTAGAATTTGAATATCATGCTGACATGGCCAGATGGATGGGGTTTGGTAAAAGTTTCCAAGATGGATGCAAATTGAATGTGCATATATCGGGTAGACGCGGACCTGAAGGTATTATTGACATGATACCAAAACTTTCACCTGAAGCACGTAACTTAATTACTATTGAAAATGATGAAATGGGTTGGGGACTAGATGCCAGTTTACAGTTGGAAAAACACTGTGCATTGGTATTAGATATACATCATCACTGGATTAGAGACGAAGAGTATATTCAAGCAAATGATGACAGAGTAAAAAGAGTGGTTGACAGTTGGAGAGGCAGTAGACCAACATTGCACTATTCATATTCTCGTGATGAAGCATTGGCACCAGCAGAATTAGGTGCCCAAACACACGTTGGTATGCATGATATTAAAAAACTATTAGAACTGGGTTGTAAAAAACAAAAACTTAGAGCTCATAGCGACTTTTTTCCTAATCATGCAGTAAATGAATGGGCATTGAGTTTTGGTGAGTATTTTGATATTCAAGCAGAAGCAAAAGGCAAAAATTTAGCATCTCAACAGTTGTACGATCTTTTTATTTCAACTAAATAAGTTAAAATAAGGAGACTTTAATGCGTAATCAACAAAACAGCACACATGAGCCTGTAAGAAAAAGAACTTCTATTGGTCGTGGAAAATTAAAAATGTCTTCTATGAACAAGCATAAAAGAAGAACGTACAAGGCTTATAAAGGTCAAGGTAGATGAGAGCTACTGATTTAAACACTGCCGTTTTTGCATTTGGTAGACTTAATCCACCAACAATTGGGCACGGACGCCTAGTTGACATGGTCAAAAGTCAGCCTGGTAAGCCTTTTCTGTTTTTAACACATACTCAAAAACCTAAAACTGATCCACTTACATTTCAGCAAAAGTTAAAGTATGCAAAAGCAAGTTTTGATAGCATTACAATAGGTGATCCTGAGGTTAAAACTATTATACAAGCATTACAAAAACTGGAATCAATGGGATTTGCACATGTTATATTAGTTGCAGGTTCTGATAGAGTAAAACAGTTTGAAAGTTTTTTACCAAAATACAATGGCAAAGATTATAACTTTGAAAGTGTTAAAGTTGTGAGCTCAGGCGAACGTGATCCTGATGCTGACGGTGTTGAAGGTATGAGTGCAAGTAAACTTAGACAACTTGCAGTTAACGGTGATTTTAAAAGTTTTAAACAAGGTGTTGCTAATCCGGATATAGCCAAAGATATGTACAATGATGTTAGAGCAGGAATGAATATCAAAGAAGCAGTAACAGAAAATATCACAGACAAACCAAAAGTATATGTTGATATGGATGGAGTTATTGCAGACTTTTTCTCAGCCTTGGCACAATTTAGAAAAGTAAATCATTGGAAAGATGAAGGTGAAGTCAGTGTTGAAGACAGTATCAAAGCAATAGCAGGAACAGAATTTTTTTATACATTACCAGTTTTTCCAACTGCAAAACAGTTGATTGAAATCGTTAAAGGGTTTACTGGTGGCGAATGGAATATTTGCAGTTCACCTCTTAGAGGAGATCATGAGAATTCTAAAAAACACAAAGTACGTTGGTTGAGAGACAACGGCTTTTCACCAACTGATATAATTATCACTGGTAGGAAAGAATCTTATGCAGTAAATAAAACCAACAATATACCAAACATTTTGATTGATGATAAACCAAGCAACATTGAAAGATGGATTGCTAAAGGTGGTATTGGAATTAGATATCAAGCCAACAAAGATAATCTTTCAAGAATTTCAACAGCATTAAAATTAGTAGAAACACATTTTGAAAAAAATGATTCTATTACTTCTGAATTAGTTACAAAAATAAATCAGTCAGTTGATTCAGGACAACTTATTGAATGGGGAGGTAGAGTTGTCAAAGGAGTTAATACCACAATAGATGTTGGTGTTGATGCTATTACAAAACAGTCTGCTAAACTAGGATTCAAAGTTGACAGAGATGGCAGACCTCCTAAGTTAAGAGAAAGAAAAAGTATTTTTAGTGCATTGACTGAAAAAGAATTGAAGTTTCAAAATGAAAAAGGTGATAAAAGTTTACTAACATTACCTGGTACCAAAGAGTATCAAAAAATGAAAAAGACTTCTGAACCTGGAACAGAAAAATGGTTCAAAGCATATAGAACTTTGCCATACATGACAAAAGGTAGAAAAAATCATTATATGTTACCAGTAAAAGAACAGATTGCTCTTTTGGAAAATCAGTTGAAACAGCTCAAAGAAAAATGGAGTGCAAAATATAAAAAAAGTATTGATTGTACAAATCCAAAAGGTTTTAGTCAAAAAGCTCATTGTGATGGGCGTAAGAAAAAATGAGACTGAATGAAGTCATAGGCCCCGATGCTGAAGATTTATATTGGAAAAATCCAAAAGTAGATAATTTATGGGTATTAGACAAACTGATACTTTCAAAAAAATTAGGATATGTTTGCGGACCAGCCGGTATTGATGTACCAAAAGAAGGCGATTATATAGTTAGGCCTTGCATGAATATTTTTGGACTAGGGTTAGGTGCAAAGAAAATGCATCTTAAAAAAGACACAACACATTTACCAGTAGGCACTTTTTGGTGTGAATGGTTTGAAGGCAGACATCTCACAGTAGATTATGTTAAAGGTAAACAGATTAGATGTGTAGAAGGTTTTAAAAAGGAAAGTACTCTACAGCGTTGGGATAAATGGCTAAAAGTTGATGATGAAATTCCTTTACCATCTCTACTTAAAAAACATTTTGCTAATGAACCAAAACTAAATTGTGAGTATATTGGTGGTAAGTTAATTGAAGCACACTTTAGACACAATGTAGATTTTGAAGGTGATAGAAAAGAATATATTCCAGTATGGAAAGGACAAAGCACTAAAGCACCTGAAGGGTACAAATATATAAAACATCCTGATATACATGGAAGAATTGGAGCATTTGTTAAATGAGGCTGTTTGAATTAATTGGTAAACAACTGTCAGAGCCTGGCTTTGTTAAAGACGCAGAAATAACCATGTGGACTAATCCTGCATATCAAGGTGCCGATGTTGATGACGATTATTATACCAAACAACCAGTAAAAGTACTAGACATATCTAAACTTACACCATTTGAACCTGCTGACAAAATGAAGCCTAAAGACAATTACGATAACATGATGAAGTTTGTTGACAAGATTAAAGCAGGTAAGAAGATTAAGCCTATTGTAGTTTTACCACACAAAGGAAAGTTATTAATTGTTGACGGACATCACAGATATTTTGCACACCTAACAGCAGGTGCAGATAAGATACATGCAGTTATTGCCAATCCAAAGGATGTAACTTGGCGTGATGATGTTCCAGACGAACTAGCAGAAGCATTCGATGAAGCGTATATGTTACGTTTAATGCGTAAGGCATTTGATGAAGAATCTGGCTCAGAAAAACAAAAAAGATTAATTGCAAAACTAAATGCTTATAGAATTAAACACGGTATGGATGCTGTAAAAGAAAACTTTGCAGATGGTAAAAATCCTGAAAGAAAAGGATTATCAAAACGTGTTGGTGTCAGTCAAAAAATGAGTATATCACAGTTAGAAAAAATTGCAAAAAATTCTACTGGAGAAAAACGTAGAATGGCTCAATGGAATTTAAACATGAAACGTGGTCGACTTAACAACAATAAATAGTTATACTTAACTTAAAAATAAAAAAGGAAAAATAAATGTCCAAAAATAATTGTTTGTGGATTACAAACGGATTACATATTGGTGACACAGGTATCATGCGATATCAATACGATCCAGCTGATTCACAGCAAGTTTTAACCAAAGTGTGTTGTAGATCAAAACAGCATTATGATGTATCTGAAAAAATTGATGATCCTGAATTAAAGAGACTAGTTCTAACAGAATTTTCACCACAAGAACATTTAGAGAAAGTAAAAAATCCTAAGTTTAATTATGAAAACTTTAAAACAACAATGTGTAAAACTTGTCATGATGCTGAAAAAAATACTGGTGGCAGTATGCGTACAGGATACCACAATATGTTTAAGCATCTGCCAAAAACAGATAAACCTCGGTTACTTCAAATAGGTTTTGGGAATTTTTGTAATTTTAAATGTAGATATTGTACTCCTAGATTCAGTACAACATGGAATGAAGATACACCTTTTATGAATCAAATACGTGAAGAAAATCGTCATAACTCTGAAAGTTTTGGACATACTTACACTAAAATAACAAATACCGAACAACAGACATTTGACATAGAAAAAGAAATTGTCAAGCAAGTTGAATCACTTGATCTTAGTGAGTTAGTATATTTAGGAGTGTTTGGAGGAGAACCTTTTTTATCAAGACATTGGCAAGCTCTAGTTGAAGTATTAGAGCAAAAAACAGATCTATCTAAAGTAAGATTACAAATAAATTCAAATTTTAGTATTTTTCCTAAACAACCAGTTATTGATGTTTTAACAAAATTTGGACATGTTGATTTACGAGCCAGTGTTGAAGCTCATAAAGATTTGGCTGAATATATAAGAGCTGGTTTAAAATGGCCATTGTTTGAAAAAAACTTTGACAAATGGCAAGATGTAGCAAAAGAATTTCCAAACATAAAGCCAGCAGTTCATATGGCTAATAATGTTTATAATATTAACAAAGTTTTAGATTTTGAACAATGGTTATTAGAAAAACAAGTTAATGAGTTTTATATACAATTTGTATATGATCCACCTTTTTTAGATTTAAGAAAAGTATTATCTCCAAAGCAAATTGATATTTGTGTTGAACGAATTCAAAATCTAAAACTTGAAAATTTAAAATCAAATCTTATGAGATTTGTTCCTGGAAAAAATTTATATGACAAAGAACTCGTAAAAAAATTTAAATTTTTCACAGAGTCTTTAGACAAGGTAAGAAAGCAAAAATTAAGCGATGTTAATCCTGAACTTGCAGAATGGATAAGCAATGAAATTTGATTTAGTAAGTGATATTCATGTAGAGCATTGGAAAAATAACTATAGCTTCTTAAAACAAAAAAATTCTGATACATTAATAGTAGCGGGAGATGTTAGCGACAATCCTGATTTAACATATGAGTGGCTAGTAAATGTTTCGGCCGAATATAAAAAAATATTAGTAATAGATGGAAATCATGAGCACCAAGGCACTGGATTTGAAATTTCTAAAGTCAATGAAAAAATAAAAGACATAATGACCAATATATCTAACATACATTATTTGCCTACAGCACCATATGTAAAAGATAATGTTGCTGTTATTGGTATTAACGGATGGTGGGATTTTAAAATTGGAGAACCATATGTACCAAGATCGTACAGTTTTGAACACACAACTAAACACTTTGGACAAGACACAGCAATTAAAATTTTAAAACAATCAGCTAGTGACTATGAAAAAATGGTTCATTGGTTATCTGAATACCAGTGGAACGACAGTATTGACTCTATTGTTTGTGTAACTCACACATTACCGGTAAAAAGAGCAATAAGTTGGGCAGTTTATCCACCAATACAAAAAGCAGTAGGTTGTTACGGCAATTCATTAATGGAAGAATTACCAATATATTTTAACAAAATCAAACTATGGTGTTTTGGTCATAATCATGATCAGCAGGAATTTGTGCAAAACACAGTCACATATCATAGTAATCCAAGAGGAAGACCTGAAGATTTCAATCGTAAAATCTATACACCAAAATCAATACAAGTGAAATAAATACTTTTATGAAGTTACTAGATATAATTGTTGAAAAGAAAAGTCCTAAACCAACTGATCCAAGCAAGTGGAGTTACTACAAATCACAAGCTAAAAAAAAGTTTGATGTTTATCCTTCTGCTTATGCCAATGCATGGGCGGCTAAAATGTATAAAAAAGCTGGCGGCGGCTGGAGAATGAGCGAAGAAGCTGTTAATGGATTACAATATCATTTTGATAACGGCATTCCGTTGAGAGAAACAATTTATAGACCAGGTTCAACAGCATTTTTTGAAATGTTTGAATTGGCAAGAGTATTATATGAACAAGGAATGATTTCTGTTGATTGGGAAGATGCAGAGTTGTTAGAAACTGACATAGGTGATGTTGTTAAAACCACAAAAGGCGACATTGCATTAGATATACCTTTTGAAGAACAACTCAATGAAGCAGAGTATCAAGGTAAAAAGGTAGAACTGAATAAACCAAAAAGAGGTGGCAGTAAAAAGTTTTATGTGTATACTCGTAATCCAAAAACTGGTAACATCAAAAAAGTCAGTTGGGGAGACACAACAGGGTTAAGTGTCAAAGCACATGATCCTGCAAGAGTTAGAAGTTTTGTTGCAAGGCATGATTGTAAAAATGCCAAAGATAAAACCAAAGCAAGTTATTGGGCTTGTCGTACACCTAGATATAAAAGTTTAGGTGTTAAAGGAGGCCAGTGGTGGTAAAGCCTTATTCAGATAATACTCTAGCAAAAGGAATTATTCGTAGGGTATTTGACGAAACAGTTGATACCGATGAATTAGTATGGCACCAAGATCATAACACAAGAAAAATCACAGTCATAGAAGGATCAGGTTGGCAGTTACAATTAGATAATTCATTGCCGGCAGTGATATCAAAAGGCGACACATTTGTTATTGAAGCAGAGCAATATCATAGAATTATAAAAGGAAATACTAATTTAATATTAGACATTGACGAAGTCAATAAGTGAGGTATAAAAACATGTCAGCAATAGCAGAAAAAACAATTAAGTTGAATATGGACCAAGTGATTCAAGCACTTGCAGACTACATGTATGATGAAGGTATGATTAATGATTTTGAAACTAACGGAACTATGGTTTATGAATTAAACAATGATGCTTCAGTTACAGTAAAATTAAAATTTGATAAACCAACAATGCAATAGAGAACACAATGTTAATTAGCGAAGTACTCAATGAAGAATACTATGAGTCAGATAAGGAAAACAAATAATGCCAATCACAACAGACGCAGGTGCTAAAGGTGGTACAGACAATACAGACACGAGTTTAAACGGTGAATACAGAGCAGGTGCAGGAATATATGTAAATGCTGAAGGTCAATGGACCAGTCCCAATGGTACTGTTCTTAAAGGACAAGCACTA